GCACTGTGTCCAAAGTGGTCATTGGTATACTTCAGACCATTGATGTCTGCGAAAAGGATACCAACGAAACCATAGTGATTAGTGGTACTGTCACGCTCAAAGGCTTGCTTATTGTACAGTCCTGTGAGGGCATCACGCATAGCACCCTGCTCATAGATACGAGTTATGTCCGCTAAAAGTTGGGCATAGCTATTTTTAAACTGTTGCTGTATTTCACGTTGAATATCAGCACTTAATTCCATGGGACAGAACTCCTTTCATTGTCCGTGCAAAGCAACAATGGATAGGTATGAAGTTAGTAGCTGTACATTGGAATCACCTCGGGGAGAATGTTATCTAGCATAGAAGCGAGCATAGGGAATATCTATACCACTATCAAAAATAAATGTAATAGCAAAGAATATAAGAAAAAGGATAAGAGATATAGTAGCAATAAGTTTATTGTCTTTCTTTTTACGTATCTCACAAATAGCATTAAAAAGAAAAGAGACTATCATAACTACTATGCAAAATGCAAAACTACCAAAGAAAAGATAGACAAAACCTCCTGTCACAACATCTACAAAAGCTTTTGAACCCTCTATGTCAAATATTATGCAAAATACAACTGAGATTAGCACCGTCCAAACAATAATAGTTAAATACTTCTCCACATTTTTTATCTTAAATCTTTGCATAAGCATCACTCCCAATAAGTATTATACCACATTATTTTGGGACTTGTATATATTTGTAATTTAAGTATTTCTTATTGGCAGTTCTGAAAATACTATTTTGTTTCTTATTCAGCTCATCAAGTTTAACACGCTTAGTGTCTGCATCCATAGTTTTGTCTGCATACAGCTCCCTGATAGCCTTAGAAACTTTCATAGCATCTGCCCTAGCTTTACGCATACCTTTAAGTTCTTTGTCCACCTTAGGCTTCCTACCCTCAAAAGAGGCATCTGCATATTGTGTCTCCAGCTTATCAAGACCGCCAAAGAATACATCCTTGCTGCGGGAAGTACCTGTACCCTCAGTATATGTAAATCGACTATATTCTGTCCACTTCCTACTAGGGGTAACCTCATCTTTAGCCATCATATTGATAGCACCCATTAAAGCATAACCCATAGAGCCTGTGAGACCATAGATTGTGTTGTCTATCTTGATAGGTGAGAGGTTAGTCACCTGACCAATACCACGAGCTACCATAGAGGTATACTGATTATACTGATTCTTAGGACTAAGCTTTTCAAGACGTTGGTCAACAAGAGGACGATTACGATACATAGAGTGGTTTGTCTGCCATTCATAGAACTTTTCAATAATGGGAGGAGCACCGGAAGGAGCGAGGTCTTTAATAAGCTTATAGACAGCATCAGCAATGACCTGCTTATCTTCACCCTCAGACATAACATCTAGTAATCGCTCAGGTATAGAGCCAGCTAGCTGTCCGATAAAGGTAGGTTTAGGATAATCATAGATGGTATCACCTATCTTGATGTACCATGCTTTATTCTTCATCTCCATAGGCATATCCTTATACCAATCTTCGTCTTTATTCCAATACCACAATAACAAGGTGGGGAACAGTACATGTTCTGCCATAGCAAGACCAACACTAAGAGGGTTCTTAGAAAGCTCTCTCGCTGCCTTTAAAGTACCCTGAAAAGAAGCATTTAAAAAAGGCGTATGCTTGTTAAAAATTTTAACAGTAGTACCACTCTTCGCAAAATTAAGGGTACTGTCAGAAGCAACCATAGCAGCTTCAATCATAGAAGCACCCCGTCCTTTAGCACGTCGATAAAGAGCCATACGTGGTAACTGTTCCATAGCTTCACCATATGCTACATTCCAATTCCATAATACTTTGATAGGATATAAGATTTTATCAAGGACAGAATCACTAATGTTAGGGTCTACAGTTTTCCTAAAGTCTTTATTGATTTCAGCAATAGAGCCTAAGTGTGTGGACATAGTGACACCATTAGACCTAAATTCTCTTTTGTATTGTCTAAGCAGAGCACGTTCTCTGTTGTTGCGAATGATAAGTTTACCAAAAGCATTGTCACTATTGAGCATCTGCAATCCCTGCCAAAAGATTTTCATAGGAGCAACAAGGGGAATGTGAGAAGCACTACGCCCATCAGTGTTCATAATAGTTGCTTCAAGAATATCTTTGCAGAGGTTAGCAGTAGCGAACATAGGTGTGCTAGTAGAGCCAATACGTAAAGCTGTTGCTGCGCCATGAGATATTTTCTCAATAATGTCAAGTTTAGAAGCACTCATATTGCCATCTTCGGAAGTCATAGCTTCATAGAGACCTTTCATCATACATTGGTAGTATTTAGGGTGTCCCTCTTCATATACAGTAATAATTTGTGAAACGTGCTTGTATTTACCATCTTTTACAGGCATCATAAGAAAATGACCCCTGTCACCCTTAGCTAAATCAGCAAGGGCAAGACCAACACGATTACGCTCCACTTTGAAGACAATACTTTGCATGTTCTTCATAGCCTGTACCATAGGGTCTTTGATAATACGCTCAGAACCCTCAACAGTCATAGCTTTATGAGATGCAAAGAAATCACTTGTACCTTCAATCTCAAATGAACGTGACATAGGAATATATTCAGGGTATTTTTTCAAGAAGGTATTAGCAACCTTTGCAGGGATAATCTGTCCGGCAACAGCAATGCGCAACACATTCTCATTCCATTGTTTCCAAAGATTAGAAGCAACTTTCATCTCGGGCAGTTCCTCTGCTTTAGTGATGATTTTATTACATTCTTCCAAGGTGTGGGTTGTCTTACGTCCTGTAGCCATAACTTCTAATTCATGTTTAGCGGTTTGATAGGTGTTAAAGGCTTCATAAAAATCAGTATACTCAGTGTCTTTGAGCCATGCCTGAAGCTCAGCACCACGCTTGCCCTGTACATTCAAAGGTTTCAAGATGTCAGTAGCAACAACATTATTGAGAGCAACATTGAATTTTGTCTGCATCATCTTAATGGCAGCTCTAGTTCCTAGATTATTACCATTCAGAAGACAACCAACAGTATCATTACCTGCTTGCTTTGCATACTGTGCTAAGACAGCAGGGTCATTCTCCATAGCTATCTTTACACCTTGGTTATCCTCATAAGCTCTTATGCTTTCGTCAAGGTCAGCATACTCCCAAGCAAAATGCTTTTTAGTAGCAGTCCAAGTACCAATGAGTTTATCAATCTTTTTACCGAGTTTTTTGTCTGCCCAATGAAACATGCCAGCAGCTTTGCTGAAGTCAGACTGAGAACCCCATCGGCGCACCTGTTGTCCTAAAAGGTTCATCTGTGCCTGATAGAATCTATCACTTGCAATAGCCTTTTCAAATTCAGCATAGGCAAGAGGGAAGTGCTTTTTAGCCATCTCAGGGTTGACACAGTATTCATTCATAAAGGCTGCACGTCCTTCTTCTACATAAGTAGCATAGTTTTCCGGGGCGTATTTATTACCATACTCTCCTCTCTGCCATATAGAAGTCGCACCATCATAGAGTTCCTTTTGAACTGCTGTGTCTTTACCCCAACCAAATTTATCAGACAAACCGTGTCCGATTTCATGGCAGATTACAGACCATGCACGAAAACCACGGATACGGATGCCTTTACCTTGGGGCATAAAATAGCCTAAGGTTCTATCACTATCAGCTAAATCCAACCTACCGGGACGAATAGGAAACATAGCTTTGGCTGTTTCCCATATATCCTCTGCACTGACAGCATGAGGGTAAAGGTTATCTTTACTATAGTGCAGCTCATCACCGAACGCACCTTGCATAATCTCAGGTGTCTGACTAGATGCTATGCGGTCTTCAGCTAACTGATTAGCAATAGCATCTTGCTGCATCTGCTGTTCAGGCATCTGTTCGGGGTAGGCTTTTTCAGCAGTTGTCTGTGGTTCACGCTTGGTAACCTGAGCAGGTGTAACCATCTCATCATAGTCATTATCCACATCCCACACATTCGCACGCTGTTGCTTGTGTTTCTTACGATTCTTACGTTTCCTTTTGTTTTTCTCTTTAGCAGGAGAACCTAACTTTTTGTTTGTCTCATCAACCTTAGTCTTATCAGCCAAAGGCTCAGTAGCAGGGTTTGTCTTTTCAGACACAATCTCTGCATCCGTAATAGGGGTTGTCTTAGCAGACCAATCTGCTTTGACAAGCTTTTTAGTACCAATAGCAGCATCTGTCAGAAACTGACTGACAGCAAAACGAGCAGAATGTTCTTCTGCATACTTACGTACATTTTCATCCATAGCAAGTATGACACCTGCTGCAATACCGCTGCCAACAAAGGGTGTAGTCATAACCTTAGAGACTTTAGGGGCAGCCTTAGATAAAAGACCACCCACGCCATGTGTCACAGAAGCTGCCACAGTACCTGCCAACATAGGGAGTAGGGATGCTTTAGCTTGGTCAGACATCTCAGGGGCATTTTCAATCTCCTGTGCTTTCTGCATCTCATGCACCATGATAGGTACTTGAACAGCCAAAGGAATCCAAGGACTAGCAGCACCTGCTACGTCACCTATGAGAGTGAGGGGGTCTTTGGTGGCAGTATAACGAGCATCATCCACAGCATCCTGTAAAGCAATAGCAGCCTTTTCCTGAGCAGGAGACACATACTGCTGTGGTAGTGCCATATCATCTATAGAATCAGGCAGGACACCTGCTTTATATGCTTCACCAGCAGCCACAGCAAGCTTCTGACTCGATTTATTTATGTCTGCAATCCATTCGGTAATCGCTCCACCAAAATCATCAAAAGGATTATAGTCTTGGTGTTGTACCTTTTGGAGCTGTTCTTGTCCTTTGGCTTGTAAATCAACACCACTGACATAATCATCATCCATCTTATGCCATGCACCATACATATCAAATTTAGCCATAATTCCTCCTATTCCCCTCTAGCATCTGCCAGCATATCATTTATATTACCTTCAGCACCAAAGACATCACGTAAAACTTTGTTTACATCAAGACCTGCTTGTTGGGCAAGTACCTCAACTCTGCGGTGAATTTGGTCTTCATCTAAAGGAACACCTCTATCATCTGTAGGGTTACTGTTGACTAAGATTTTTAATTGCGCTATCTGTTGGTCATAATCCGAAAGAGTAGGGGTATCATTTGATGGGTCATAGTTTGATGTAGAGGTAGACTGTGTTGTCTCCTGCTCACTAGGGATATATCCACGTTTCTTTTTAAACTCTAGCAAGGCATTAAGTCTTGCTGTAGCTCTATTGGCTCTCTTTTGCAAAGCCTTATATTCATCAGAATCACCATCAACATCAGGGTCTTGATAAGCTTTATACCATTCGGCGTATGTCTGAGTATCTTTAATATATTGATAGCCATTTTCATATGACCAAAAATGTTTAGCTTCTGCATCATTACCATAGCCTTTAGCTGACTGCCGTGCTTGACGTGTGATGGCACGAATCATAGTAGCCTTAGTTGTCTCCGGTAAATTAGAGCTATTGATAATCTGCATCTGCTCACTTGGGTCATTGGTTTGCAAAAGAGCCATATTGATTCTGTCTCTTTCATCTGCATCTCGTTGAGCCTTAACACGTTGAGCCTGTGCCTGTTTAGCATATATAGCCTGACGTATCTTATTGACACGCTGGGGGTTATAGGCAGCAGCAGATTGCTCTTTAGGATTAGCAGCTTTCATACCACCATGGTAATCAGCAAGATGCAGATGTCTGCCTGTGCCAGCGTCATGGAATAAGACCTCACCAAAATACTGCTTAAAATAAGACAATGCTTTATTAGCCTGTGCTTCATCCACATTGTCACCTAAGTAAATATCCACAGCATTACCTTTAGTATGTTCTGAGTTTGGTACACCACCCACAGATGCATTATGCTCTGCTGTGCGGTAACCACTAGTAATCTGTGCATCCTTAAAGCCTAGCTGATAGATAGCACCACCAACCATAGGCAACACACTTTTCATAGTAGGTGACAGGTCTGTTAAGTCTGGGTTGTCTCCTTGTGAGATAGGCAGGTTAGCTTCAGGAATACCATCAGCATTTGTAGTTTCCGCAGGTAACTTAGCCAACAATGCTTCAGCCTTTGAGAGGTCAATAGTACCATCAGGACGTGTACACTTAGACACAATATCATCGGTAACTCTCAGATTGAAGTTATCTGCAATCTTAGTATAGGAAGGATAGAGGTTCACCATCTGCTTTAAAGACAAACCATCTTCGTACTGATAGTCACCTAAGGCATCCAATCTTGCCGTATCAAAATCTTGGTCAGCAATCATCTGAGCAAGAGGGGCAACAGCTTTAATGAACCCATCTCTATCCCTCGTACCTAACTGAATCTTGCGCAATGCTTCACTGCCACGAGTGAGAAAATCCTCACCCTTAGCTCCACTATATACAAGGTCTTGAAGCTCACTAGAACCTAACATGACCATCTTCTGACGCTTATCATCATTGATTCTCTTGTCAGCTTCATTTGCTATTTTTATTGTGTCTTGAACAGCACCCTCATAATAGCCTTGGTCAAATGCTACTTTATTGGAGATACCATCATCACTAAAGTTAGCTCTGTTCTCCTGTAGATATTTATTGAAAAGACTAACAGCTTCAGAAACACTCTTAGGCTTTTCAGATGCAGGGTCATTCATCCATTGCTCTTTGGCATATTGGCTCGCCATCTTACCAATGCCTTTTTCAAGTACAGCCATAGCATAGCGGTTATCTGTCAAGTCAAATTCATCACTAGAGTTCTGCAAAGCTGCCATGCGGTCAAACTTCTTCAGGTCTTCTTGTGTCTTACCTGCAAGGAGTTTGTCTGCATTGACCAATACTGCTTGGTCTTGGGTACGCTTCTCATCCGCAATACGCTCCTCCATGATATTCTTACCAAGGAGACCTAAAGATGATGCTAAGCGTTGTGCATCTAAATCTGTACGTTGTGAGATGCCTGCAGATGCATTGAATTTATTTAAGGACAGCGCATAGGGCATCTCTGGTTGTTTTGCAAACTGCCGTTGAGTACCTACCGCTGCCTGTACTTCTTTACTCAATCTTCTTACCTCCTGTAAATACCATTGCCAATACCTAGCTTCTCATGGACGCTACGTGGAGCGTTGCCTACCCATGTCTTAGTAGCAGTCTTGGCTGTCTTTCCAATGCCACCTGTAATCTTCTGCTGATTCATAATATTCTTGGCTTGTGTATAATTATTCAAACCTGTGGCAGCAGAAGACAAAAAGTTAGTGAATCTGCTGGGCATCTTAGGTGCAGAAGCATTAAGGTTCTCTAAAAATTCGTGAGTAGATTTTACCTGTCGCTCACGATTCAGGTCAACCTCATTAGATTTACGTTGGTAGTTATCTTGGATAGAGGACACTGCACGAGCAGTATCACCTTCGGCAGCACGTACAATGAGGTTAGCTGTACGTCCGCTCATGGTCTCATTCACAGCAGCCTTTACGCCACTATTGAGCTGCATAGAGTTTAACCTAGTGTTGCTGATTTCTGTGACAGCTTGGTCAAAGGCATCTGTGCGCTGCTGTTCTAAATCCATGATATTCCAATTCATCTCAGTAATAGCTGCCTTAGCCTGTGCGTTCATGGTAGCCTGTGCTGCATTAGCTTGCGCACGTTGTCCCATGTAGTCACCTGCTACTTGCAAGCCTGTACTGATACCAGCAGCCACCATAGGACTGCACATAAGACATCACTCCTTTATCGGGTATAATGTAAATTTCTGAAATAGTTCTCCATTGATTCTTGTGTAGTTGCCAAACTCAGCTCCCAACCATTTAAGCCATTGTACATGTCGCTTATTCCTAAGCCACACATAATTATAAACATGATGTGTTACCCATTGTTTAAAGAAAGGCTTGCAGAAGCGCAGGAACTTAATAGGGTGCATATCTACCTCATGAGTACAGACAACCCATATTAAGTAAGCATCAATAGCACCAATGGCATAAACCCTTTGTGTCTCATCATCATAAAGACACAAAGCATTGTTTAACTCCTCAACCTCAGTGAGACCAAAGGATGTATTTGAAGCATAGAACCATTCCATTTTGTCTTCATCACGCATATTTTCTCTGAAGTTACAGAGCTGTTCAATGGTTAATTTAGATACTTTTAAAATAGTCTTGTCCTCCTTTGGTAGTTGCCAATCCAACCTGCACCCACAAGAGATACAGGGAGTGGGGTGTCTGTTTCCAAACGAATGTTTATATTCTCGTTTTTGGCTTGAATAGGGAACTTAAAAGAACCTGTGGTAAATGGCATTGCACCTAAGATATTAAAACGAGTACCTAAGAGCCTAGAGGTATACTCATAGACATAGGCTTGTTTGTCTTTAATATCCACAGTTACTTTGAAGTAGCCACTATCAGCATAGTTAAACCACATCTGCCGTAACTGCAATCTGCCCTCAATAAGAGCCTGAGTGCTGCCATTGTCAGACTGCTTAACCATAATGGTTGACATAACAATCTTAAAATTATAATTGATACCTACAGTCAACACTTGGTTAGAGTAATCACCAATAAAGACTAGCTTTCCCTCTTTAGCCTTAGTGTATGTACCATCGGGAGCAACAGCACTATATTGTTTATCCTGCTCATATATATCACCGAAAATATCACTTATATTCACAGTAGTTTCATCTTTAAGGGAATCATAACACTCAGCAGGAATCTGATAGGAATGTTTGCAATCCAATAAGATACGATAGACTTCACCATCAAAGTCAGTAGTATTAATGGTAAAAGAGATTTTCTCCAAACAGTAATAGCCATTACGCTCGACTATCAGATAGAGATAGTTATCAATAAATTGCCCTCCATAGACAACACCTTGCATATCCCACTTAGACCATGCAGCCTGTACACGTTGGCTGTCAATGAAAAGATACTTATAGACATATATTGATGTCTCATCACCCTCAGTGAGATAAAGCATTACATTCTCAACAGTAGAGGGAATGATTTTATACACACCATTAGGAATATAGTTAGGAACGTGGGATGTTATGTCTTGAACATCCTTAGCATCTGTGTTGTCTGCTGCGGTGAAGAACTCACGCACAGTGGTATACTTAGCTCTTTCAGCTACAAAGTAAACATTGCGTCCTGCGTTAACAGGCTTAGCTTTAAGACTAGCTTCATAGTGGGTAACTGCCGGGGACAGATTAGCACTTGTAGGTGTCAAGACACCATCAGCAGAGAGCATGAATTGTGCTTCTTGACTAAACAAGATAAGGTCAGTATCAAACGTGACAGCATTATATAGTGTGCTAATGGTATTATCAGAGACTGCTAAGTCGATAGGGTCTGTGTCCTGCACTTTGGTTGCACTTGTCATCCAAAAGTTAAAGAAGTCAGCAGAGCGAGTGAGGATAATATTTTCACCACTAAGAAAGCCTAAGCGGTTACGATGATAGAAGACATCATTTATTGTCCCACCAATGAAGGAGGGTTCAGGGTTACTATCTTCATCTCCTGCATCACGCACAGACCAATCAGCACATTTGAAAGTAAAAGTACCATCTGCTTCACGTACTAAAACGTGGGGCATAGTAGTATTATCAATATGATTCTTCATTGATGGTCTTGCGCATTCACGCCATACTTGGTCTTCTGCCACATAAGAGACATAATAATCATCTGTACTGCTACCTTCTTCGCCGGTGATTTTAACAATAAAACCATCAGGAGCATTGACAGGTAGATTAGAAAATTTCTGAACAGACTTTAGAATACCGAAAGCTGCTTGATTATTATAGCCATCATAGACAGTAGCGGAATCAATTAAAGAATAAGCTTTTGAATTACTAGGAATAGAGGTAGATACAGTCCATGTGAGTGTATAGACATTCATTGTGCTGTACAACTTTAACCCATTAGCCTGTTGTGTTATCACTTCATTGGTTACTTCCCATTTATCATTCTGACAGCGTGTGATTTCTGACACCATCTTTTTATAAGCAGCATAATCACTATCAAAACTCTCATTTGAATTTGCACGTAGATTTTCTTCAGTAGGGAATTTGACTGTTATAGTATAACCATTACGAGTTATAACAGTTGGAAAGGCACTCCAAGTATGAAAATGCCCTGTAAAAGCTAATCCTTTAAAGCGGTCTTCTTGTTGTACAGGAGATGTGGTGGGTTGTAAATAAACTGTCTCACCTGTCACAGTTTTAAAGGCTGTCTTCTTCAGATATAACCATGAAGAACCTGTGGTAACCGCAAACCCATTGTCTTTTGCTTTAGTGGCTAATTGTTGAGCAATGTAGTCTGTGGTAATCAGTTTTGTGTGGCTTTTATCTGAACCATCAGGGGTCTCATGGCTTGCGATAGTTGTGCCATTTACATCAATACGATACGTCCTGCCGTACTGACCACTTTTGATGTTAACAAGAAGACCTTGGACATCCCAACTATTGTTATCAATAGTATCAGCCATCTTTGTCTTTTGCAGAGTGTTGCAGATAAAAGTATAATCCGCAATCGTGATAGGCTTCAAATTATATCGTGGCAACTGTGTGTAAATATAAGGTTTAGTACCACTAGCAAAGTTCACAGTCTTCCTGTTGCCTTGCATGTCATAAATCTCAATATCACTGCCTGTGAACAAGACAATATACTTCTCATTTACATCTCTGTCAATAAAATGTACCAAAGGTTTAGCTGAAGCATTTATTTTACGCCCTAAGTTAGCTACTAGAATACTAGGGGGTCTCTTTTGTAAACCACCTGCTTCACTAGAATAGCCATTCAACTGTTCTTCTAGCTGTTCAGGGTGTCTGAGGATAGGCGGTTGCTGAGACACACCACTCACAAGGTTTTTTATGTCTTGATTAATCAATCCCATAATCTCACCTCAATCTCAGCTCATGAACATAGGTATGTTCCAGCATTGAGTAGTTGTTATTGTCTACCTCAAACTCCATCAGATGTTGCCATGCTTCAGCAATCTCCTGCTGTGTAATCTTGGTCAGACTATCATCACCAAAGTAAGAGCTTTGGAAGACAAAACATGCCTTAGCTAAGATATAGTTTCTCATCTGCTCCGGCAAGTTTTCAAAGTCAAGATAAAGCACCATCTCTACATCTAAAGGGTGCTCAAAGATTAGTGTGTCTTTGAACAGGTCTTTTACATAATCACCTTGTCTGACAAGCTTAATACCATGGTTATCCTTAAGATACAAGTAATTGCTGTTCCATGGAATCTTCTTTGTGTCTGCATCAGGGTTAAGGGTGAAGTGGGGTGTTTTGTTAAAAGTCCATCCTCGGGACTGCTCTTGTCTGCTAATATTCCGCAGGATACGAAGGGCATTGATAGCATCCACATCTGTCAGTTCTTCAAGACTGTTAATAGGAGCTTCACCAATAGTACCAATGATACTATTGACTGCATCAAGTTCAGTTAATGCTGTTAGTTGCATTGGCATCTCCTTTCATTTTTAGAAAAAATAGGGGACAGCATACGCCATCCCCTAGTGTTAGTAGTTTAAAATTAAGCCTGAGTTACAACACCCATAAAGGCAGCTTCAGGACGCAGACCACCAAAACCTTTTGCATATTTAGCAATAATTTGGTCTGCCTGATATTCAGGACGGCGAGCATGTTCCATGCCAAGACCTTTGAGGGTCAGGATACCCGCAGAAGACGGATGTGCCACAATGAATTGGCAGGTGTCTTTGTAGGTAGTGGGGAACACATGACCATCACCCTGCATAACATTTTCATTATCTACGCCACCATCAGTCAGCAGGGGAGCTTCAATCAAATCAAAACCAATCAGTTTCGGAGGGTTGTTGCCCTCAATGGTCATAGAAGCACCATACAGTTTGTTGATGATGTCCTTGTTAGCAATCAGTGCGTTGAGTGCCATCGGTTTGATGTAGCAGTTGCGACCTGCCAGCGGAACATTATTCTCAGACATTTTGGTCTTGATTTTCAGCAGTTCCTTAAAGATAGCTACACCCATAGCTTCAGTTTCGCCATAGTCAGCGGTTGCCACAGTCTCGGTAACAATCAGACCTTTGCCAGTACCTTTGACACCAGTAGTAGCATTGGTAGGCAGGTTCTCTTTGTCTTCTACAATCATCTTAGCTACTTCAGCCAAGATAGCACAGTCCTGAGCAACAGCCAATGCTTCGCCCATTTCCTTGGAATACTTAGAACGCAACTCAAAGTGGTTCATAGCTTCATCCAAATCAAAAATCATGCAGTCAGAGGTCAGCAGACCATCCAGCACAATAGTACGCTCATTGTGTTCAATGGGAGTACGCAGGTCATCCAAGTTCTCACCTGCTTTCAGGTATTTAGCCTTTGCTCGACCTACAATCGGGAAGATAGCAGATTTACCATGTTCAATAGTGCGCTCAGAGAAGCGACCACCGGTAATAGTGGATTGAGAGAAAGCGGTGAGAACTTCACCGGTAAACATTTTCAGAAATAAACCTAAGCGGTCTTTGCCTTTATCAGATTGGGCAAGACCGGGGTTGGCAATAATCATATCAGCCATTAAATCACTCCTTTAATAATTTTGAATAAAAAAAAAATAACCCTCCGCTTATGGGAGGGGATTGACGTTTGTGTCTTAACCAAAGAATTTAGAAGCAGCGACTTTACGCTCTACTTCATGCATATAGTTGAGGTCTTTGCCATAGCGTGGGTCGCTCATAGCTTTAATCATCTCATTGGCATCAGCATAGCCTTTAGATTTACCCACGTTACCACTACCACCTAAAGTAGGGTTAGCAGTACCATGCTGTGCTACCATCTGTGCTTTTACACCTGCAATGTAAGCAGACACAACAGACAAATCATCTTTGTTTACAATAGCATTGAAAGCATTGACTGCTCCTGCACCTTGCGACTGTACGAATTTTTGGATGCGTTTGTACTCATTGATGCCACCTGCATCCTCAATAATCTTGTTAGCAAAAGCATCAGCCTTAGCTTGCCAACCTGCGAGAGCTGCTTCTACAAGAGCTTTAGGGTAGCCTTTTTCTTCCAACAGCTTATAACTGTCTGAAGATAACTCACCCTTCTCATTATATTCAGCTTCTAAGGCAGCATAGTCGATGCCCTTACCTTCGAGTTCAGTCTTGGCAGATTCAATCTCACCTTTAGCTTTTTGGTACTCTTCCTGCTCCTCAGCAGGTTTGTCTTCTTCTTTGGTATCTTTTTCATCAGTGGCGGTTTCTTCTTCAGCTTTACCACCTTCAGTGTTATCAGTATCAATAACTTCACCATTAGAAACAATAGTAGTATCAGTAATATCTACCTGTGTTTCCTTAGGCTCTTCATTGACCTGTGTGTTTTGATTTTCAGTATCAGCCATTATCTTCACTACCTCCTTGTGCTTGCTGATTCATGGCATCCATAGCACCTTTGGTTGCATTAGGTATAGCAGCCTGTGCCATTGCCATCATTTGTGCTTGTTGTTGTTCCTGCTGAATCTGTTCCGCAGACTTAATCAGACCTGTGGTATCAAGATTACAACTGTTTGCCCAAGCACGAGCAACGCCTTCCCAATTCACAACAGATGCTGCATCAGGAATCTGAGCAATGCCTTGGATAAAGACAGTAAGCTTCTGTTGGTCATGTCCACGTCCAATAGCTTCCATGCCGGTAGTTACGGCAAGAGACACAATATCTTTAGGGACATCAGCAATTTCACCTTTTTTGGAAAGGATATTTAAAAGTGTGTTAGCTAAGGGTAATTGCAATTCTTGTGACAGGATAGAATAGATACCCCCAAGGGTATCCTCCAGCTCATTAGCCACATAACGAATTTCCTCAGCAGTCACACGTTCGCCACTACGTTGGACAGCAGAATTTAGCATAAAGGCATAAGACAACCTGCTTTCAATAGCATCAGCAGTCATTTTAGCAATCTGCATATCTTGTGTCTTGTCCAGCGACAGACAAGTAACATCTTCCTTGTTACCTGTTACAAAGCCACCATTTTTTGTCTTCATAATCTTGCTAGGTTGTGTCACGCCATTAGGGCGCACAAGGTAGATTACAGAAGCAGCAATAGCAGACATCTCTGCAATGGCTTTAGAGAGACCTTCAAGGGTCTTTAAGTCACCAATATATTCCTCAACATATGAGCGACTATAATGTTCACCATCCATCTTAAAGAGACGGACAGGAATCCAAGGACAAACATCAGCAGGGAAAGACTGCTCATAGCCATCAATCTGTTTACCCTCAATCTCTTGGTAACTATAATATCTGTTGTCTTTGGATGAATAGGTGATATGTGTATAGACCTCAACCAATTCATCACCACGTTTGGTAGACAAATCAATATCTAGTTGCCCTAAGACTTCATAGGGCAGGGTATTGATAGCAAGTTTGTCACAGGTAATCATCTGAATAGGGTGTCCCACAAAGTCTCTTTGTACTACATAACTATTCAGCTTATAGACTTTAATGCCCCCCTCTTTAGGAGGGAAGAACAGTAAAGCATTGCCAGCTATAATAAGCTGTTTCAGACACACCTCCATGGAAACACGCATCTGCGAAGATTCAAAGTATTTCTGAGCCGTTTGTTCTCTTTGTACTAATGCTTGCTCTATCTCTTGTTTGTCTTCGGGTTTGCTCTCATAGTATTTGAGGACATCATCTCGGATGTCTTGTCTGAAAAAGGGTGTGTTTGGAGGGAACAGAGCTAATACCAGCTTTGAAGTGAGATTATTGACACCTCTCGCACCTACCGCTTGGTAGGGCGTAGGGTACTTAGTAGTACCATTAGCTTCTTTTTTAGGGAATAAAAAAGGGATTGTATACTTTGCACAATCCTCAGCTCTGTCAATATAAACTTCACGCTCAATAGCCAATCGCTCATATAAAGCTTTTGCTGTCTCTGCCATTAAAGGTTCACCCCTGTACCACTACCAATCTGTGTGATGGTAAGCTTCTTTTTACCCTTGGTCTTAGCGTTCGGATTTTCCTTTTTAGTATCCTCAGCAACATTATCAATCTTCAAGGGTGCTGCAACAGGGGCAGCAGCAGGAGCAGCTTGTTCTACTTTTGGTTTCTTAGTACACATCGTTCCTCCTCTCTACAACTGTGTGGGATTGTATACGCCATTGCGAGCAATCGTCAGTTGTTGTCTACCTTTCTTCTTGTTAAAGGTATCAGCAGTACCACCATACTCAGGACTATCAGGGTCTTTTGCATTGGTTTCCGGTACTAAGGAGGATGCAGATACGTCAGTATTCACGCTGGGTGTCTTAAGCTTCCAGCACATCTTATCACTCCTCATCATCATTTAGGTTAGCCATAGCCTTGATATGCCCCAGCACATCCATAACGCCCCTAATATATCCAATTAACTCGTCATTGTTTTTGGCATTGTGTGTCATAAGGCTACCAAGACTGTAGGCTTTCTCTAAATGTTCATAAATTACAGGGTTTACATATGGTAGTTTTTCTCCATCATCCCCTTTATTAGATACAATATTAATATTCATTGTCACTTATATACCTTTACTTTATTTAAAACTCAGGCGTGCATCCGAAAATACACGCCATTACAAAGGCTAATGCCTTTACTATTCATTGTCGCTTATATGCCCCTTTACTTTATTGTCTCTTTTGTGACCCTTTGGGTGTCCAAAGGATAGGCTTAAAGTCTTTATCGACATCCTCATATCTGAGAATACGAGCAACCCTTGCCTGTGTCAGTGCTTCTTCCTCAGTTAAACCTGCTTTCTCATAAGCAGCCACCACAGCATCCCATGAGCAGTCTTTGTCGAGGATTCTCTTTGCACCAACCTCACCAATCTTAGGGCAACCTTTGTAGTTATCAGTAACATCACCGACAAGAGTTTGATACAGGAACTGATAATCAGCTTCTTCTTGTGTTGTCTTATGGAATGTGTCCTGAATGAAGTTGTAAAAAGGACAGGGGATAGACCGCATATCCTTGTCACCGCTGATAATAACGGTAGAGGTAGAAGGAGCTGTTCCATAGATACCTAAAATATCATCAGCTTCAAGACTTGGGATAGACAACACATTATAGTTTTTCTTTACCCACTCAACAGCAGAATGATAGGCAAGAGGTTTTCTCTTAGCCACACGATTGAGCTTATAAGGGGGATAGATTTTAGAGCGAAAGTAGGGGTAGCTAGAGAAGCACATGGTAATAGTATAAGCTCCCTCGTGCTCCATGTGACGCAGGACTTTATCGGTGATACTGACAACCATTGTGTCAATAGCATCTTTTACTTCTGCTAAGTCAGAATGTAATGTCCACAGGTCACCATACCAATTAATTTCCTGCTCTGCTGCTGCACAGGTGCGGAAGACAATCATGTCAGCATCAAAGTACAGGCGTAAAACTTTAGAAGCCAAGATTAAATACCCCCATCAACAGGTGGAGAAAACCAAGGATACCACCAATAATCAGTCCATAGAAAACAACGCAAAACAGGATAACAAAGAGGACATAAATAGCGATAGCACTCCACTTCATTTAAAATCACAGCTCCTTTCTGTACAATGTGCACAGTTCATAAAATTCCTATCAAAGATTTCAGGGGCAGCGTCAGCTAAGCGTTCCTGAATCATTTCAGCTAACTTTCTGTGCTCAGGCATGGCACGTTTGCACAGCCTTTTGGGCATGTACTCATACCATGCTCTAAAGTTACCTGTCACTACCAAGGATGTCTCAACACCTTGGGGTAGGAAATAGGCAGCATCCTGTTCTGCAAGTCCCTTGGCAGTATAGTCATTGTAAGCACTTAAAAGGTTAGGGACGAAGTAATTATTAATTACTTCCTTAGAAAACCCTTGCTTAACTACAAAGTCATTAAACCCCTCAGGGATGACGCACTTATCAAAGACACTACCACGAGCAGACTTACAGGTGAAGCTGAGGTGGCGATGTCTCGTGAGTTGTCCTAAGACACGCACAGAACAAGTCACCAAAAAGGAAGCATAGCAGTGCTCCAAGACACTAAGATGTCCGCTCTCAATAATCTTCTTGATAGACTTTTCAGTAACATCTTTACCATAGGGTTGCTTGCAGGCACACTCTAAGAGTGCCATGTAGTTAGGTGTCATTGAAATAAGGTCAACAGTAGGCATTAGAACAGGTCACCTCCTGCTACATGTCCTTTTGCTTTGGTCTCTAAGGTGTGTGGAGAAGCAACAGTCATGAAGCTGCCTTGCTTACACTTAACTTCCACACGGATACGATTTACTACACCTTCAAAATAGATAGTCTCTCCTAAGGAGTTCTGACGTTTGATATAGACCTTCTGACCAATCTTTGGTACAAAAGGTTGCTTTTGTTTCGACATATGACTTTACCTCCACAATTTTTGTTTGTCTTCCGAACCTAAAGGCTTCTGCTTTAGTGTTCATAAAAATATCAATTTTTGTCTTACCATAGCCACCACCAAATCTGTCCTGAACGATATAACTATGTCCATCTATAACAACTTCGGTGCCTAACGGCAAGCCATCACACGCCACAGTCACCCCTTGGATAGCAGGGTGTCCGCTGGCGGTGATGCCATCTGTCTTACCACATTCATCAAAGGCAGGGGTATAGGCGGTGCAGATGACTAAGAGTAGAGTAGGGATGTTAAACATTTTTACCTGCCCATTGCTCTGCCATAGCTCTAGCAATACCTTCAAAGGTCTTACTGCGCATCTTAGCTCTTTCAGCCGGAGGAAGACCAAAGGCATCATAAAGCCACTTCGGTTCTCTTTTTTTCTTGCCTGTCTTACTGTCAACCCATTCAAAATATTCAAGTTTAGGACGTTCTGTTACTCCAGGGACTAAAGCAGGCAGTCCTTTCAACCATAGACAAGTGCTTTTAGCAGCATTATCACCAAACATCCAAGGATGAATAATTTGAGTAGGTTTAAGAGGAAGTCCATACTTTTCAGCTAAATCTGGAAACCATGTTTTGATGTATCCACCACTGATAATACCAATAGGGTTTTCAATAGCAATTTTGTCACAATTGGCAGTTAAGAATTTACAGAAGAATTCAATACCTTCTCTTTGTCTGCCATCTGCTCTTTTATTTGCAAAGTAGGCAGCACCGCTAACAGCCAAATGGGTACAAGGTGGAAAAGCAATAATCATATCCCACTTCTCTTTCAACAATGGGATAGCATCCTGCTGCAAGTGCCATTCAGGATGCCCCCCACTACAAGGGATGATGTCGCAACTATAGGCTTCATGCCCTAACTTGCGTAACTCAATGGTTACACGTTGGCTTTCTTCACATGCTACTAATATCTTTATTGTAATAACCTCCTAGTGACAATCATACCAATTTCTACCAATCTTTCCCTCGGTATCTAATTGGCATCTGATTCCGTAATACTCCTGAGCCTGTCTCATAGACTCCTGTGCTATTTTTACACAAGCATCAGCAATATCTTTAGTTCTACATGCTAATTGCCCCTCATCGTGACACCAGCACATAAACTGAAAGTCTTTGCCATGGTCATATCCAGCTTTAATCATGTTCTCTTCCCATAGACATATCCATTTTTTACATATCAATGCGCCACAGGACTGTAAAAGTAAATTGAGAGCTGAATGTAGACTTCTCACATGGAGATGTCTGCCATCCAACCCTCTTAAATATTTACGTTTCCATTCTTTAATTTTTCCATGGTACTCAACCACGAGTGTATTCTTGACAGCTTCACGCAGCATCTTGATAGCAGGGGTAGCCTTCAGGAATTTATTCTTTACCTGTTTGCCCACCTTTTCATCACCGCCAAGCTGTTTACCGATAGCTTTATCACCAGCACCATACAGGAACGCATAGATAAATGTCTTAGCTGCATTTCTTGTAGGCAACCCAGCAGCCTGTTGATTCAATGTGTGGATGTCACCATTCAAGATAACATGAGCATAAGCACCTTTATCATAGGGATAAAGATAGTGTGCAAGACACCTAAGCTCCAAGCCACAGGCATCTACACCTACCTCATACCAACCTTCAGGTGCTCTGAACAGCTCCCTGCACTCTTGTCCGTAGGGACTACCCACATGAGGGACTTGGGCAACATTAGGGTTCGCATGGGTAGCACGTCCTGTTACTGTACCGCAAGGGTTCACACTGCCATGGATTCTACCATCAGCCTTAACATGCTTCAGCCACGCTTGATTACCTGTAGCAAGCTGACCTAACCGCTTAGCTACCATAAGGTATTCCTCAAAGACAGCCGCTAAGTCTCTTAGTTCCTGTGGGGCATTTTCGTCACCCTTAATAAACTTAAAGGTGTCACCATCAATCTTCAGACGTTCATCCTCATAGCAATCTTCATTCTCTGGCAAGTAATTAAATTGATGCTCCAGCACCCATGCTACCTGCTGTCTGCTGCTAGGATTGAAGTCCTTATATCTTTGAATAGGCACACCTGCCTTATAACCTAAGCGTTTGTTGTCTCTTTTAGGCACGAAGACCTTATCGGGTATCTGTGGCACAATGGACACAAGCTGAGAAGACAACACAGCATAGCGTAACTCTAAGGTTTCCCTCAGCTTTTCTGCCTTTTCTAAATCAAAGACAAAACCATTCCGCTCCTGCTTAGACATCAGCCATTGTGCTTGATGTTCCAGCTCTATAGCCTTAGCAGGTGCTCCAATCTTCATGAGGTATGTATAGAGCTTCTTTGTGACAGTGACATCCTGCACACAATAGGAGAGCATTTCTTCACTGAAAGAATCCCATGCATCCTCTTGCTCACCATACGTACCTTTAAGTTCCCCAAGGCGATAACCCCATGCCTTTAGTGATTGTCTACCAATCAATTTAGCAGGGAGTGTACCATTACGTACCCTAGCGTGGTCAGTATCTTCTATGTTGCCACAGATAAGACGTGACAGCACAAGGGTATCTAAAACTTGGGGTCTCCATTCTCGCTTTATGCAGAACTCGGGATAGAGTTTAGCTAAGACAGCACAGTCATAGTTGATGATGTTGTGCCCGCAGATGCTCTCTCCATCCCTCAGAGCAGCGATTAAGCGCATAGCTCCTTTTTTAAAATCATCAGGTCTGTAAGCTGAGATGTTGTTCTGTTCGTCGATGATTACTAGACAATGCCCCTTAGTGACATTGTCCAGCAGACCATCAGTTTCAATATCAAAATAGAGCATAGCTTACAGCTCCACAGCATCTTGCGACAGGAAGTATTCCATACGCTCACGCTCATTTTCAAGAGCATTGATTTTCTTCTCATGCTTCTGCAAGTATGCCATCTTAGCTTTATTAGCGTTATGAATCATGCTATTGCAGTTCTTGATGCGAGCCTTAGCAGCTTCTACCTGCTTACGAGACAACCAAGACAGCAGGGAAGTACACCAATCAATAAGCTTTTCTAAGATTTCAAACATCTAAAAATCTCCTTTCTCTGTTTCATCAGTATCAAAAGGACGCCACACAGGTGCTTCGTACTCTGATAAGTCCTTTACAGCGTTTAAAGTATTATGCTCCTTGTCATATGCAAGGTATCCGGCGATACCTGTATCACCGCTATACCTGTTCTTAAGAACCCTTACACGTACAAGGTTCTTCTTCACCCCTTCATCCTGTTGGTTTCTTTCAAGACCCCACACAGCATCAGAAAGCTGTGAGATAGCCTGTGAACCACGCAGGTGGGAGAGGGAAAGTGCGCCACCTTCTTCAGCAGGAGTGCCGTCAGTTCTGCGCAGGTGAGAGACAACAAGCATACCTACACCTGTTTCCTCTACGAGCGAACGTAGTTTTGTCATAAGTACATCGGTAGCCTTACGCTCATTTTCGATGTCAAGACCACTAATAGCAATGGAGATGTGGTCTAAGACAACAAAATCCACCTGCTCACCTGTCACCATGTAACGGATGGTCTGCAAGAGGTCTTCACATTCAATAGAGCCAAAGTGATTATAGAAGACAAAATTATCCATGATGTCTTCAAAAGCTTTCTTATACTCACTGTCCACGATAGGTCTATGGGCAGGTTTACCTAACTTAAGACACACAAGACCATTGGCGGTGTGCTTAACATTTTCTTCCAGCATCAGCATACCTACTTTACAATAGCACTCAGTACCAAGATGGTAGGCTAGTTGTCTGACGAACGTAGTTTTGCCTATACCTGTACCTGCTGTGATAACAACAAGTTCACCTTTACGTAGACCATCAGTCATGTTCTGTAGGGGAATATCCCAAGGTAGAGGGTAATTCAGTGATTCTTCATGCTTAGACAATACCTCCCACAGTTCATCACCTTTGATAATATCAGCAGGGGTGTATGTCTTTGCTTCCCAAACAGCTTTTACAACAGCGTCGCTCTTGCCCTCTTGCAAACACTCATTAGGGTCTTTGCAGGGTAGCCATGCTATCTTAAGCTTGTTAGGGGACAGGATACCGCTGACAGCCTTCACAGCTTTACGTCCCGCATCATCCATATCAAACATGACAATGACTTCTTCAAAGCTTTCCAACCAATTAAAGTTTGCTCTGAAGACCTTAGCAGCACTAGCAGCACCTGTAGGGATACTCACAACAGGATATTTATTACCCTGTACCTGAGAGACTGTAAGACAATCAATCTCACCCTCGGTTATAACCAGCTTCTTGCCACCACCTTGGAACAGATGTTGTCCAAAGAACCGCTCACTAAAAGAACCTCTAGCTTCAAAGGTCTTATCAGCATATCTGATTTTCTGACCAAGCAGTTTATTATCATCATCATAGTAACAAGCTACCTGCACAGGCTTACCATGTACCTTAGAGGTAAAGTAGCCATACTTAGCACAAGTTTGTTTTGTCAGTTTTCGCTTAGGCAAGGGGGAGACCACCATGTCCTGTAGGTCTATCAGACCTTGTTTCTTTAATCCGCTTGACAATTTTTTCTCCTCCTTGCTGCTGCGAAAATAGGTGTTGCATGAGAAACAATAACTGTGTCCATCTTCATAGATGGTTAAGGCATCGTGGCTGCCACAAGCAGGGCAGGGTTGATGTGTCTCCATAATTACACCTCGTCAGTAATAAATTTTATAGGCACATCATACTGTACCTTTAGCTCATTCAGCACATACTGCTGAGCATCGGATATTTTCTTTCGTCCTAGTGTATCAGCTAAGACATACACAGAAGTCTCACATTCAGGCAGGTTATATCCAGCAACTGCCTTTATTTCTCTGTCGGTCTCAAAAAGACCATTATTGAAGACAATAAAGTGAAAGCCTGTGTCAACTTCACCTTGTCTGTAAGCTTCCCTAAACAGCTCACGTTTGCGCTTACCCTTTAGGTTTCTTAAGACAACACATATCTGTGTGGTCTCAGTGCGCTCTTTGAATTTAAAGAGTGACAATACGCTCACCTTTTCCACGCAGGACAAGACCATTGGTGTCCTTCATGGTCTCTTTGAACCACCGAGAGGGAATCTCACGGCTGGCGTATTTGAAGCCATGTTTTTCACACCATTCAGCCACAGTAGTCTTAGCTCCTGTACCGATTCTTGTCTTAGCGTTGGAGAATACAAAGCGTATGTCTAAATTTGGGTATTGTTGTCTGATAAGCAGATGTTTCTTTCGGTCAGCAGCTTCAAAGATACCCTTGGCTTCTATGATGATGCCATTAGGCAGAATAAAATCAGGGGTATAATGGTGCTTTGTGGCAGGAATCTCGTAGGCGATGGAGTATTTTTCGTACACCTTAGGTACACCTGCATTTTCAAGCTGCTGCGCTAAGCGGTCTTCTAAACCGCTACGATATGGTTTGTTAAGAGTGGAAAAGCCACCTCTGCGATTGAATTTAATAGCCATAGGCTTTAAAAGTCTGCACCCTCATCAGCAAAGGGTACTTTATCCTCATCAAATTCTTCTTCTACATCAAAGCCACAATCATCTGCAGATACTGCACCAGCAGCAGGAGCGATGTAATTCAATACCTGAACTGCTTTCAGAAGCAGTTGGATACCATAGACAGTAGCAGAAGCGTAGAAGGGACGCAGAAGCATACACAGGCGAATGGTAGAGCCATTACCTACTTCCATCTCTTCATCCATAGGTTTGCCCTTCTTATCAAAGACAACCATAGTCTTTTCGATAACATCACCAGCTTTGGTCTTGATAACAGCGTTGGTCTTAGCCTTAAAGACAATATCACCATCTTTGTCCTCATGGAAACCAAGGGCAGGGGCAGAGTTGCGACCATAGCGTTTGCCGTCAAAGTCGGGAGACTTCTTAGCCATCTCCCATTCATTTTCGATACGTTGAATCAGCTTATCAGTGTCTTCTTTAGACAATTTGATACCGCAGACATACTTTCCGGTATCTTCACCATCAAAGACTTCGGTGCTGCGGAGCTTAGGGTACACCGCTTCACCAGCAGGGGTTGTGATTTGTGCAAAATCATTTTTTGCCATGTTGTTATTCTCCTTTAGTATTCAATAATTTTAAAATTCTTTAAAGCTTTGTCAAGTGCTGCTTTTGAGAGCACAGGTTTAGCGTCATTTTTGTATGCAAGGCGTGCAAGGGCAATTTGAGCACCTGTAAAGATAGAAAAGACATCATCATGGGAACATACCGCACACTCGGTTTCCACAGTGCGTTTACCTACAATGACCTTTGCGAGAGTTTTATTACCCTTGGTGTAAATGATAATTTTAGTGTCTTTACAAGATGAAAGATAAGCAGGAACAAGTTTCTCAGGAGGAATAGACCACCCACGCCCTTGGGGGCATCTGTAAGCTGAAGATAAAGTGTGTCCGTGTACATCATTATCAAACTCTATCGCAAGTTCATGGAAGAAAGAGACAGAGCTACGCACAGTACCTACCTGACCTATAATATGGGTGTTACCATCATGCTCTTCAATGCAGCACACTCTGTCACCTACTTTATAATTTTTAGGCATCCTTAGTTACCTCCTTTTAATTAAAATTGATAAATTTAATGTTTTTAAGAGTCGGAAGTACCAACTCTTTGTTCTGTTCCTTCAGCATACGTTGCAGTGCAATCTGTACGCCTGTGAGGAAATCAAAGGTATCATCAGGACTGCACTTTGCCTGTGTATGAGACACCAAACCTTTGGTACTAAACAGCTTGCAGTGGACTGTGTGGTCTTTGATGTAGAAAACAAGCTTTGTGTCTTTAGTATTCGCAGGTTCAATGAGACTTAATTCTCTTTCCCATGCTGCGAAATAGTTGCGGGTACACTTATTTTCATCTACAAAGGGTTTATCCATAATTACGATATAGGGATTACCTTCTTCCTTAACTGTACCCACCCCCGTAACATGAACCATTGCAAGTGTGCTAAATGATGCAGTTGTGCCATCAACATATACTCTGTCACCAACCTTAAATTTAGGCATCCTTAGTTACCTCCTTAACTTTTCTTGTCTTCACAGCAGGTTTAGTACCCTTGCCTGTGCTGCCACTTTCAAGACCTCTTTCGGTCTTAGACAGCTCCTCAGTGACTTCTTCAATCACCACTTCTTCAATCTTGTGAATCAACAGTTGCGCAATTCTCTGACCAGCATCAATAATTTCAAGATGGTCACCTAAATTCTCCACATACAACATGATTTCACCACGATAATCAGAATCAATAATACCGACCTGATTAGCAAGTCTGAGTTTGGTGTCTCGACCTGTAGAGGAGCGCAAGACAACCTCAGCATAATAGCCACTAGGCAGTTCCATAGCCAAGCCTGTACGGACAATAGCTGCCTTTGAAGACCAGCGGTTCGGTGTCACCGCAATGCGGTTAAGACAAACCAAGTCAAGACCAGCAGCTCCACCTGTCATTGCTTGGGGGAGAGTGGCTTTAGGGTCAAGTTTTTTGAATTTAATGTTTACCAAATTTTTTAGTCCTCCTTTGGATTAATTGGCATCTTATAGCCAAGTTTCATGAGCCATTCGATATAGCGTTTAGCCTTAGCTGCATCCTTTTCCGCAGCTTCACCTTGCTTCTTGCCAGCTCGCATAGTGTACTTGATGATGTTGCCTTTGAGAAAACCAATAAACTCATCATAAGACAACACAAGCTGCATCAGCTCAATAGGCTCTAAGCCTACCATGGATGCATAATGTTCATCATAATGTTTTGTAATAGGTAAGGGAGCATCCACAACAAGAAGGGGAGAACTAGGACAATGCTTAACCTCACAGGTTGTATTGCCGTCGATAGGTTCTAACTGCTCATATGCCTTTACTGCATTAATGAATGGCTTTTCGTTATCATCATCTTCAAGCTTCACATTTGCCTGATACACACCCATCGAAAAAATGAAACCTCTCTTGCCTTTGTAGGCACCGCCTGTGACCTTAATTGGCTGCCCCTTAAAAGCTTCAACTGCTAGCATATTAAACCTCCTTAAAATTTATTGAGAAAAGACAACACAGAAAGGAAAATAGAAACGTCGCAATTTAGATTTTGAAAAGTGTGTTGTCTTTTCTTCAATATTCTGTGACCCATTAGCATCTCTTTAGGTGACTAAAGTAAACTAAAGGGACTATAAAGACAATAGAGACCTTTAGTTACCTTAGGTAAGTTATTATTAGTTATTAATAACATAACTTTAGGTATTTAAAGGTCTCTATAGAATCTATAGGAATCTATAGTTATCTATTGTCTCTTCTTCAATATTCTGTGACCCATTAACAAAAGATGTACTTACTATCTTTTACTATATTAAGGTCTAGTGTGTCTTTTTCCGGTGGGGTAGGTAAGGGTTTCTCCACTAAAGGTTGCAAACATTCTCTAAAATCAGACAACACATCATGTTCTGTGTACATTTTCACAAATTGTTCACGTACAATATCATACATTAACTGTGCTTGCGATATAGGAGAGCCATAAGAATCATGAATCATTGCAAAGTGTTTAATTCCTGCATCTTCCGCAGCACATAAAGTCATCTGCAAATGACAAGCATCCATCGAGTGAATAAAGTTTGGTGCTATGCCATTCGTTTGTTTGAGTTTATCAATCTGCCCTGTTTGATGTGGGGTATAAATGCGAAATCTTTTACCCGAGCATCTGAGTTTAACAATTTCAATTTCATACTTGACATAGCTCTGTTGCAGTAATAAACCTAAAGGGGTAGTCCATGACACAACATTTGAATTTTTTGTGACAAGTTTAGCACATTTATGTAGCCAATCCATACCCTCCACAGCTTTAACAACTGTTTGTCCCACAGCATCCCATATCAACCCTGCCATATACTGAGCGCATTGATAGCAGTTTTGTTGTGTAAAGACACAATCATCAGGATGCTCACGCATAGCCTTTTTGATTGTATCCTCCATAATTTGTTCGGTATAACCTGCTTTTTTTGCACCATAAGCTAATGTCATAGTAGGTCTTTTAGTTACCTTGCGATTGACACCATAATTAAGCCATATCTGAGCTTTTGCCTTAGTGCCATAATCTAAGCGCATTTTTTCATCGTTCCATTCATCAAGAGTTCCATTCATAGCATCTTTTTTCAAAAACTCATTGACTTTTTCTGCTACTTGTGCATAGATGTCATTTGGTTTGTCTTGGGGTACAAGGTTTACAGCCTTACCACCAATAGGGTCTCTAAGGATAGCACTGAAATGTTGCAGACCGGAGCACGTTCCATCCTGAGCATAGGGGAGACCTGTTACCCATCCAACAATAGAGCCATGCTCAGCTATCCATTGCTTAGCTTTTGCCCACTCAAAGCAGAAGGCAAGCATTTGTACAGGCTCATCCTGTTGCAGCCACCATTGATGCCCCATAGGGTCAGCAGCAGATGCTAATATATTTTCTTCATGCTGATATACCCATGCTATTCTATCATCATAGCTAACTTTATCTACACCTGCTAAATTAGCACCTATAATTGCAAGCCATTTGATGTCTTCTTCATGTTGGCAGGGAGGTGTGTCTGCAAAGAGCAATAAGCCTTTAGTTAAATCATCACCTTGCGGACTGAAAGAGGGGATAGGATACATACGTCCACGGAAGTCCATATTCCATGGGAAGTAGATATGCTGGTATTTACTATATTTATCTGCTGTATTTATAGTACCATTTGCTCTATTTTGCAGAGACATACGGCGTTTTTCAGTCTTATAGTGAATAACTGCTTTTTTCTTATACTCTTTAATCTCTTCTTCTGTTGCATTTGCTGTAGGTTTTAAGGGTGCTCCTGTATCATACAGAGACAAAACATTACTGTTTTCGCTAGAGCACGGAATATAACCTTGTTCTCTACAAAGTTTCATTACTTCTAATACTTCTTTGTTGATTACCCATGCGGTAGCTTGTAAAGCGTTGACTGCCTTATAGACATCAGGCATATCTAACTGATTCAAGCGACGCAAATATTGCTTGCCAAAAATCGTATCTGTGTATTTCAAGCGCAATAAAGATGAGAATTGTGTCAATTCACCATAATAACCCCCATCATCATAGCTTGTCCACGCAGCAGGCGGAACAATCATAGGGCAATAGCGACGTGCTTTATCAAGCATATTGTCTTCATTGCGCTGCCATGCTTCCACAAATTGTGGAGTGGGGATTAATGACATAGGGGTAGTTTTATTACCCTCTAAGGTGTAGTAGCCTGTTGTGTCTTCAGCAAGGCTGACAAGAGCTGTTCCAAGAGTGCGAATTGCAGCAGATTGTTTGTCCCAGCTTGGTGCAGCATACCCACATTTTTGAATAGCTTGTTTTAAATAGATTCTACGATAGTGTTCACCTACACGTTTTTCTAAGCCTACGAGTGCTTTTGTGTTTTTGTCTTGGGTTTTCAACCAATTTTGAAACGATTGACAAATAAATTCATAATAGATTCCTTTACCTGTCTTATCACCTACATTTACAAGATAACTGCTTTCACCCAAAGGCACTGTAATTGCATTAAGGATAGCTGACATAGTAGAGGCTGCACAGATGTTAGCAATGGTATGCAAATCCACAGCATCTGTATCATCTGTAAAGGCTTCTTTCATATCTTCCAACAGAAAGATATAGTTTGGTTTTACGCCAGCCTTAGGCTTCATATTCTTTTCTAACCACTCATAGATAGCAGAGCGGAGAGCCAATACCTTATGTTTGAAAAAGGCTTGTCCTACTTTCGTGCTTGTGTCAACCATTCCTAATTCTTCTGCTTGCTGCATTTGACGCAACAGTACCTCATATCCTTCATGTCTAGAGGATGCTTCTAATTCAAGTTCTTCCTGCATCAATGCATATTTGTCTTTAGTTTCCATAATATACCTCCTTGTTATAATGGGGAATTTCTTTCAATATTCTGTGACCCATTAGAGCCTCTTACTTTCTTCACCAAAGGTGACCCATTGTAAAAAGCTTGCTTGCCTTCTTCTAATACATGTGCCCATTGGCTTGCCTTGCTTACATTGGCAGCTTGGGTTGCCCCGGCATCCCTCGTTTCGTTTCGTTCCGTGCATTGCACAAGACAACACGTTTCGTTCCGCTCAGGTGACCTTCGATAACCACGAACATCGTTTCGTTCCGTTTGGTTGAGGGGTGGAAAAAGGGTGCAAAAAATTAGAGGTACAGTTTTGTCCGTACCTCTGTTCAGTTTTTGGTTACTCTAGTTTGAATTTTTCCAGCAGCTCCGACAGCGTCAATCCCAGCTTATCGGCGGCATGTGCCTGGGTGATACGCAATGCCCCGGTAGTTTGCCGTCCGTCATAGTAGGTAATATAAGAAAAATGTCCACTAGGGGCACGATGTACGGCAAGCTGCATATGAGCATCTACAGTGACGAAAAATGTCTTACCTTGCTTTTTATGCTCTCCCATTACTCTTGTACCTCCTGTACATCCAATGACACCTCTTGACACGTTGGGCAGTGCTCCAGCCAGTCAAGGTCTATCCCTGCGTTGAAGTTGTCACAGTCATCTACTAACCAGTCAATGTCTGCTTGTGTCTCAGGTTGCCAAGTTGCCAGCACGTCCCCGGCGCAGTCGGGCATCCAATTTGAGCCGTCCCACGCTCTCAATGTGATAATAAACTGCTTGCCGTTTTTTAAAGTTACATCCATGTGTAACACCTCCTAGATTATTATTAAAGCTTAAAAGCTTTATAAGGCACGCAAGGCGGTTACCTTGTATGCCCTAAAAGCTCTTAAAAGGGGATAGGCTCAAAAATGTTTAAAGCTGCTTCTAAGCCTATTACTTCTCCCTGCTGGCGGTATATCTCTACTTTTAATGCCTTTGCTGCTTTTGTGCGTTGCTTTTTGCCCTTGACATACTTGTCAACATATACAGCTTGCAGCGCTTGTAAATGTTGCTGCTGCTGCTCAAGCTCAAATTTTAACCAATCAAGGGGCGTAGTATTTTTGTCTACTACTAGCATTATTTAAGCACCCCCCATACATCCAGCGTTGCATCCCAATCAACGCTAAAAAATAAGACAAAAAGCAAGGCTGCTATAACTCTTGCTACCTCTTTTAGTACCTGATTAGTATGTTTAGATACCAAAAGGCACTCAATTAAATAAACTAAACATTTTTTCACTTCTCTTTTGTACCTCCTAAACTTATAGTTTTAAGAAGTTATATAAATAACTCTTAATGAGATACACAGATTATTACTAACCTGTGTATCCGATAAAAGCTATTTATTTTGCTACCATATAGGCGTTGACTATATCCGTTATATCCTTGCCTTGCCAAGTGTAATAGTTATCTTGACACAAAAACTCCATAGCATAATCAATGCTGTGTGCTTGTGTATAGTCTGCGTCGCACTCTCTATAAAAAGCATCTGCAAGACACCCGCAAAAATCAGCAAGGGTAATAGTATCCGGTTGCCGACGTGCAAGGTCTATAAATTTCTTATATGCTTCATAAAAGCAATAGTCTGCACAGTATCCGGTGGGCATTGCGTCCTCAGTAAACTTTTGAGGCAGGGCAGCTCCCTTTTTATGTAGCAACTTGTAAAAAGTGCTATGTTTATCCTTATCAATATACATAGGTTTTTTGAAGTCACCCCAGCGATTGACAATATAGGCAATGACACGACTTGCACCTATAATATCTTTTGCATAATAGTCGCAGCTTGTCTCCTCTACATAATAGTTATCGTAGTTATCACAGCTCCATTGCAGGTCTAAGCTCTCACAAATAGCATCAAATGAGCGGTTGCGCTCATCCTGCCAAACGTCCCAATAGATGTTAGTATCAATAGCATCTTGACATACTCTCTGCTGTACATCGCTAGGCAGCTGGTCAATGGTGTAGTAGGGCACAGCTACAGCTTGCGACAATACACCTGTGATGTTAGCAAGGACTTGCTGTGTGTTAAAGTCGGATGTAGTCACCGACACACGCCACTTTTTCCCCTCATCGTCAACGCTGGTTGCGCTTGCACCCCTGTTAACATAAGACAAGCGATTATTGAGGTTGTGTAACTGCTCAAAAGTCAAGTCGGAAATTGTAATAGTATACGACATAAAAAGTACCTCCTAGGTTATTAAGTTTTTAAGAGTTTAATAAGCTCTTAATGAGTACCACCGCCGGGGCGGTAGTACCGATAAAAGTTTATTAGTCTTCTTTTTCCTCGTTGTAGTCGCTGGCAAGCTCTGTAAGCTCTTCCAATAATCTCTCCTGTTCTTCTTTTTCCTTGTCTTCTAACCAGCGGGCAATATCCGACAAATATATAAACGTGTCAATCAACCTGCTATTTGTGCAGGATACTATATGGCTATATCCGTTTAGAGTAATCCAAGTATCATTCGGGCTATAATTGTCACTGCTAGCTCTTCCCTCGTAAAAGGCTTGCAATGGGTCAACGGGTAAAAGCTGCTCCAGCTCCTCCTCTGTATTCTGCATAATATAGTCATCTTGCAGGTTGCAGGCATCACAATAGGTATTGTGCAGCTTTACAAGGGCATCCGCTGCTTCATCATGTTTATAATAAGGGTAGTTATAATCATGCAAAATATTTTCAATGGTAGACAATACAGCCATAATTTCGTCATAGCTCATTTACTTGCCACCTCCTCAGTCTTTAAAAGAACGTCGGCAAGGTCAAACAGTCCCAAGTCAGCAGCAGCACCGCTCAGGCTGCCCATAGACAAATCACGTACCACACATTCAATGGTAGTAGGTTCATCATTCAGGCAGCTTTCACACTCTCCCGGCAGGGTAGTCGCTGCTTCACAGTTCAGGTGGACCATGAGTAACACCGCAATGATAAGACAAACATTTTTCATTTTAAAAGTACCTCCTAGGTTATTTGTAAGAGTTTAATAAGCTCTTAATGAGTACCCCTTGTATCCGTCTTTTTTGTAGTGTGTTGTCACTACATGACATTTAAAAAATATATAGGGATATAGTCTTTTGTATCTCCCTATGGTTATATAATACCACAGTTCACACTACATGTCAATACATTGCACAACAAAAAATGAAAAATTTTATAAGAATGTAGCATAATGTAGTGAGATGTAGTATAATGGAGAAAAGGAGGAATATATCATGTATGAAGAAAAACAAAAAGATGTATTTATACAAGTAAGAGTTCCAAAAGAATTAAGGATGCAATTCCAAACATTATGTAAAAGCAAGGCTATTAATAGCAGTGAGCTACTCCGGCAGCTAATAACTCAATGGATACATGAGCAGCAGGATACAACTATTATGCACAAGCGTAGCAGCGATATATAATAGTAGCTGGTGACTGTATAATGGTAGTAGCAATAGTAACCAATGGTGACAATAGTATCTATAGTAATACAACCAATAGCAGCTCAGGGATATAATGGATGTAGTAGGGACTGTAGGTATAGTAGTTATGGTAGTTATGCTAGTTATGGTAGTTACCTAGGGCATATATACAGATACATTTTATGTCTATTTTTTGCCTAAATTGTACTATGCGTTCATTATAATGTACATATGTTCGCAATATCCCCATAAAAACTAGGTAGTTATATATGCCTTGCTTGCTTATCTCATGGGACAAACAAGGTAAATTTAACATAAGATATATTATCGGACGTAACTTGTCACCTTGGGAACGTCAATACTGTGTATGCTATTCAAATGTAGTGTATACTATTTCAACAGCAGACCCGAAGACCCCCGGGGTACAGGGGGAAACCAATCAATCTCTATATTATATATACCCTTTCACAATTTTTGGCAATTTTTGAAGTTAGGAGGTAGTATAATGCCATCTAAAACCACTCGTAGAAGACCTAAAGGAGAGGGGTCTATAATAACCCTCCCTAGTGGTAAAGTGCGTATCAGGGTAGAATTAGACCCTGTGGATGGCAAAAGGCGATGGCTATCAGCCACAGCAGACACAAAAAAGGAAGCTGTGGAGAAGCTGAAGAAGCTTCAGAGAGACAAAGAGGATAAAGGTCTGCAAGTAAAAGCAGAGGAAGACACAATAAAGTATCAGGGTGAGGTGTACCTTAAGCACCTAGAAGCTCAGCGGATGTCAGGGTCTGTAATATTGACCACGAGACGTGTCCTGAAGTTTCTAGACAACACAGCTAATGGCTTAGCGTTATCTAAGGTTACCACACATACTATAGATACCATGCTCTTAGAGTGGCATCAAAAGAACTATTCAACTAATACCTATCTCAACTATATAGGACGCTTAAGGCTCTTTTTCAGATGGTGTGTAGAACAAGACCTTATTGGAAAGTCACCTGTGACCTCAATGCAGAAGACACCAAAGAGTGACAAACCTAAGCATGAAGTGGTTGTCTTATCACAAGAGGAGCATGAGCGAATCAAGGCTTTCCTCCTGCCACTATGGGAGCACAAGGAGAAACCTATGCTGAAGTATCAGTTCTATGCTCTGTATTGTCTTGCCTACGAAACAGGCATGAGAGAAGGGGAGCTATTAGCTCTTACATGGGATTGTCTTGATGATGTCTCTAATACAATATCTGTAAAAAGAACCTTAGCTAAGGATAAGAATAACAAGACAATAGTCACATACCCTAAGACACAAGCAGGGTATCGCACAATCAAAATATCTGAGAAGACAACACAGCTTCTTATGTCTTTAAAACCCCTTAGCTTTGACAAGTCACCATATATCTTCTATAATAGGAAAAGAGATAGCTTCTATGTGGAGCGGTTGCTTATCCATGCATGGGATTTCACTAGGAAGGGCGCAGGTATCACTAGACCTTTCACGTTCCACGGAATAAGACATACCAATGCATCCAACATGATTTACAAGCATGTGCCTATAGCTCTTATAACAGAACGCTTAGGACATACCAGCATAGCGGTCACCTATGCTATCTATGGGCACATCTTGCAGGAATGTTCGGAAAAACACGTTGCTGTGATAGAAGCTTAGCATGTGACACTATAAAGTCACAAACAACAGGTTTTACAAGGGAATACATTGTCGAAATAATACAAGTTTATTACCTAGACAATATATTTCTTTATAATCTATTTGGTATAACCATATACGTGTATTGGTTAAAA